TGATGGATTATCGTTCTATGCGACTACGTGATGGCATCAGTGCCGCAACGATAAACCGTGACATGTACCGATTATCCGGCATGTTCACAAAATTAATTCAATTGGATGAATTTTCCGGGCAACACCCAATTCACGGACTGCCGCCACTGGCGGAGGCCAACCCTGAAATGACGTTCCTGGAAAAAGCAGAAATCGAAAAACTGTTAAATGTTTTGGCTGGTGATGACTTACTTGTCGCGCTTTTATGTCTGAGCACTGGAGGAAGATGGACGGAAGTTGCCACGCTAAAACCAGCACAGATTACAAGTTGTAGGGTTACCTTCCTGAAAACCAAAAACGGTAAAAAGCGAACGGTGCCGATTTCTGAGGAACTGGAGAAAAAAGTTAAAGAGGAGGCCAGCGCCAAATTGTTCAAGGTCGATTAT